GGCAAATTGCTCAGGAGTTTGTGCATACCCAAAGATTGCACTAAATCCCAGAACGAGACTAAGAGCCAACTTTCTCATGTTATCTCCATATTTAGCAGTAAGGCATTTGTTTTATTGCAATGTAAACTTTATGCAACTTTCTTGCCATACCTAATTTATGGGATACGACCTGCAGCGCGCTTAACCGTCCCGCCCCACCAGCTCATCTATCTCGTTCCACGCTGCCTCAAGCGCTCGCTGCATCCGGACGAACTTGATTAGAGCCGCTTCCCTTGCACGCAGCCTGTCATAGCGAGTCTGAGCGATGGTGATGGACGGAACAAAATCGCTGCATTCGATCTCGGCAAGGATGGGGCCTTTCTCGTCGCTCATCGCCGGCCTGCCCGCTTCATGGCATCCTCTTCCGCCTGGAAATCATCCCGGCATTGAGGCCCGCAGAATCGCAGTTTGTCAGGAACACATTCTCCGCATGAACTGGAATGGCACTTGCCATTGGGCTTGAGCATCGGTGCCGACCTAGCCTGCCATATGGCGGCCTGCGTCAATTGCTCGATGTTATGATCAGTTTTGTCTGCGTCGTCTGCCATGTTCACCCCCTACATTAAATTTCGTTCGGCTCCGCGCCGCAGAAACAGCCCCCGCAGCACCCTGCCCCCGCCGCGAATCCACTTCATGATTTCCTCTTTGGCGGCCGCCCAATCTCCGGAATTGACCCGCTTGCGCAGGGTTGACACCTTCAGATTCCCGGCGCCCAGGTTGAAGGTAAAGTCGATCAGCGCGGCCAATCGCTCGGGTGTGTCGATGTTCGGGCAGAGCTTGAGGACCGCCGGCAAGTAGATGGTTCGCACCATTTCCCGCAATAGCACTTCCGCTTCAGCTCTTGTAATCGGCGGGTCTCTCAGCGTCACGCGCCGGCCGTCGAGGTAATAGGTTGCCCCGTAGCCGATCGACGGGACGCCGGCACTGCACAGGTATGGATGCAGCACCAGCCCCTCGAACCGGCGGGCCAGCGCTTCCGCAACCTTGACCGCAAGGTCGATGAATTCGGCTCGTGTCATTTGCCACGCTTGAGCAGTTGGCGGTCAGCCACGAAGATGCCGAGCGCTGCCCCGACGATCGCCCACACTTGCTCATCCATCCGCCATCCGATCGTCGCCACATGGCGCACCATCAGGAAAATGCAGATCGTGGCGAGGAATGGACGGATCGACTGATTCCATGCATCGACCCATCCGATGCCGGTCATCTTTCCGGTGAGCTCAACCGCCGTGTTGAAGCCTTCGGCGGCCAGCTTGTCGAGGTCGATCTCCCCCTGAACGCGAATCACCTGAACGCCCATGTCGGCCTGCAGCTTGATCGCGGCAAGGTTGCGTTCGTGCGCTGCGGCTTCCATTTCGCCTTGCAGCCGCATGCGCTCCATTTCGGCTTCGTGCTCGCGTCGCTTGTCGAAGTAGGCGGTGACCTCTCCGAAGATCATGCGGAAGGCATTGCCGCCTAAAAATGAGAGCAGTGTCGTGATGATCATTTCTGCCTCATCGCTTGTTCAAGGTTGGTAATGCGCGCGTCGTGGTTCAGCAACTGCGCGTCGTGGGCTCGCAGTGTTGCCAGCCCGTTGATTTGCCGCTCCTGTATCACATCGATCTTCTTCGTCGTCTCGATGACCTGATCCAGCTTTTGAAACGTCACGCCGGCAGTGAATACACCCCCGATCAGCATGACGACGAGACCCCAGGCTGGTATGGCGATAGGAAGATTGAGGGTGTCTTTGAATTTGTCCGGCATGTGCTTCCTTTAAGCGGGCAGATAATAAAAAACCCGCCGAAGCGGGGATGGGTTACAGATGTTTTCCAGAGGGGTCGTAAGCATCAAGGAAGTGGTCGCCCATCCATTGCGCGAACCGCTGTCGCCAGCCATCGCCCTTAATGTGGCGCTTGAGTCGGGCCGTCACAGTCCATTCTCCCCACCTTGGTGGCTCCAGCAAAATGACGGTCATCGGAACGATGTTGACAAAGATGTCGAGGGCATAGCCGGGATAGAGCACGGTTGCCCCGACTGCGCGGCCGATTGGTGTCATCTTGCCGGCATCACGCACCTGCTGAAGCCGCATGACGGCAAGGTAGAACACCCATAACCACCAGATGGACGCAATGCCCTTGAGGGCGTAGACGAAAGGGAATAATAGAAAGTCCATCATGGCAGCACCAGCTCGGGCATCATGGCGACCGATTCTTCCGGCGTCGGCATCGGCCGTGTGCCGGCATCAACCTCTTCCAGCACAGCGATGGCCAGCGCATAGCATTCATCCATCCATGTTGCATAAGCCACGCCCTCATCATGGAATGGGCCGGGATAGCCGGCGCGCAGTGCGGCGGATTTGATGTTGTCGTACTGCCTGAGCGCCGCCTTCCGGTGCATTTCGGCTTCGATCGCGGCGATGTTGGCGGCGATCGCCTCCTGCTTCGAGGTGTCGATGGCGATCCAGGCGCCATTGATCAGCTTCCACTTGCCCGGCTCCAGGTTGAAATTGTCCGGCTCGTCCCTTGCCAGGTCATCGCCGTTCGACTCGACATACCCCCATGCCTTCAGGACGCCGGTTGCAGGATCGCGAAAGGATTTCATCAGACGTCTCCGTTGGGAACGACGTAGCCATAGGCGCTAATTTCCGCGCCGCCCGAGGTCGGCGCCGCGACCAGGTTGTAATAAATCGCGGAGGCTGCCGACAACGGAAAATCAATCGGGCTGAGTCCTTCGGCGGCGATCCCTCCGCCTTCCATCCTGCTCGAAAATGCAATCGTGCCGCCCGTGTTTTCCGCGCTGATGTTGACCGAGGCGTAATTGCCCGACGCCCACACGCCAGCCACCCCCACCCGCAGCTTCCCCAGCAGCGCATTCGGCGGCACCGCCGTCGCACAACTGACCGAGGTCAGCGCCGTCGCCGCGCCCGCCGTCAGCACGGAAACCGGAGAACGGTAGAAGAACGCTTTCCCGCGCACCATGCCAGCCACGATGTTGCTCGACCCATTCCAGCGGATCGAGGTCGCATAGCACCAGTGCGTATAACCGCTTGGGAGCGTCGAGCCCGTGAAGGAAGTCGGCGCGGTCGTGCTGGCCAGCGTGGCGAGGGTCGTGCCGTTCCAGATGAAATACAGGTGAATCCACGAGTTCGCCGTGAACGCGCCCGACTGATCCCGGCCGTTGGCGGCGGGTCCTGCCAGCCCGAGGTCGCAGGTCAATGTTCCTGTGTTGCGACGAACGACAGTATTGATCGTCGCGTTTCGGAGCGTGACGCTACCTGCCGACAAGTCGAACTTGGTCAGCGGCGTGGTGGCGTTGACGTTGCCTGACAAGCCGGAAACCCGCTCGGCATTGATGCCAATGCTTGCGTCCGCTCCCAGCCGCAATACAACCTCGTCGTAAAACGCAGCCAGCAACGTCTTGAATGTCGCCGGCAATAATGCTCCAACTGGGAACAGAGATGATCTAGTCGGCCATGCCATGTATTTCTCCTTTAATATCCAGAAATTCGTACGAATGCTGGCCCTGTCACAGTCGCAGCAAGCTCATTGATCAGTTCCGCTTCAACTCCTATGGCGGGGTCGAGACTCTTCACGCGCCCCGCGATCGCACCGCCGCTGTCAGCCAATGGTGTGATCTGGACATCCTCGATCGCAATCCAGTCCACTGCGGGCAGTCCGGCCGAAGGCGCCAGAATCGTCCCTGCTGCGTTGATCATCACGCGGCCGAAGGTCTGCGAAATGGTCGGCATTTCGGTGCGCACCGCGAAGGCGTCGATAATCCCCTGCGCGCTGCCGGCGTCCGTCGTGACGCGGAACTGATAGCCGCGCCAGGCCACGGTCGGATAGATGGCGCCGGGCCACGGCTGCCAGTTCTGCTCCGCTCCGTAGATCGACTCGCCCGAATAGATGTTGTCGCCGGAATAAATGTCGCCATCCCCGCCGTCCACCCGGTATTCGATGGTGGCTCTTGCTCCGACGATGGAATGGTCGAGCAGGATCGTTCCACCGTTGTACGGGCTGGCATAGGTGGCGATGTAGGTCATTTCGAGGTACTGGCTGCCGCCGTAGATGTCCTCTGCCCCATCCCGGTAATAGATGTCCACGCCGGAACCGGAACCGTAGAAGTCCGCTGCGGGATCGGCATCGGCTTCGAGGTCGGTTCCCGTCACGGTGCCGTTCGTGACGAAGCCCGTGAAGCCTGTCGCAGCGTAATCCGTGACATGCGCGATATTGGCCGCATCAGGGATGCCGAAGTCCTGCGTGTCATAGGCGGCAACCGATTCATTGCCGGACCTGTCAACGGCAGTGACCAGGATCGTGTTCACCCCATACAGGCGGATCGGCATTGGCCAGGGGGAGCCAGGGACAAGCGTTTCCTCATTGTGTAAGAGGGTCGCCACACTCGGATTCGTATTCGTGCCCGTGTTGTAGCGGATGCGGTATCCATCCATGTCCAGATCAGGCGAGCCGGTAAAGATCACTTTGTCCGGGGTAGCCGCTACAGCTGCCGGCGCGGTCGGCGGCTCTGATTTCCCGATCACGGTATGAACCTGCGCATAGGTCCAGTCCGAACGGACGTTAAGATACGGGTTCCAGCAGCGCGCAGCAACAATGTATTGAGCCCCGTCCTGCACCGGCCCTATGCGCGCCTGCGTGTCACTTCCTGAAGCCTCTACCCACTGCCACATCGCGCCGCCGATACGCAAATACCGGATCTCGATCTTTCCATTGATGGACACGGCCTGTGATCTCGCAGCCGGCCAGCTCACGATGATGCCGGATGAGATAGTTCCATCCGCCATCTGCAGCAGCGCATTCGTGCCCGATTCGCAAGTCACCGAGCCAATTTTTTCAATCGCGAACGGGTCAGGCAGATTTGTGTTCGGCGTCGCATCAACTGTTACTGCATCCGCGTAGTCCCAGATTTCGGCGGTGTCTTCCTTCAACGTCAATTCCACCGCAGCGTTCGGCGCGAACTTCTTGTCCATCACGCGGAAGACCTTCGCCGACCAGCCGAAGAAGGTACTTGTCAGTGTGATGCGCTGGCCTACTTTCAGCTTCCATGCTTTCAGCGAGTATTCAGCTTTGACCGTGTAGCCGTTGCGCTGATCTTCGGTGAAGATGCGGGCCAGGTTGTGGACTCGCTGCGTACCATCGGTAAAGGGGAAATCGATGTTCGTCCACAGTTCCCGGCCGTCCGCCGCCAGATACGTGCCGTTTTGGTAGGGCTCGAAGTCGGTGGCAACATAGCTGGTTTCGGCGCTGATGAATTGGCCGCGCACGCCGTTATAAAGGTCCGCGTCCGAGATGCCGGGCGTGACCGCGATTTGGCCGATGATGTCGGATTGGTCCAGTGCCATGACCGGCGCCACATATGTTCCCGCCCAGATGTCCCAGGTCGTCGAGACGATCCCGCCTGCCATCGCCTGCGCCATCTTCTCCAGCACGCCGGTTTGCGGCTGGTCTGACGTGACCGTGCCGTTAAGTGTGTACCGCTTTCCTCCGGCCGGGTTGGCAGGATCAACGACATCACAGGCATTTGCCGCAGCGATGAACTGCGCCTCGGGCAAATCGTCAGGATCAACTCCACATAGTTCGCTGGTCAGGTAATCGTATGCCCCCAACGCTACGTTGTCGCTCCAAGCGGTTATGCCGGCGCGGAAGTCGTAGAGCTTCTTGCCGCGCATGACCACTTCCACCGATGGCGGACCGCCCTGAAATTCAGCCTCATTCACATCAAGGCGGACATACGTATAACAGAATCCGCGCAGCACATGCGCCGATGTCCATTTGTCGGGCAGTTCGGCGATCAGCTGCGCATCGGCGGGATCGCTCGGCGCGCCCAGATGCGTTTTTACGCGCACCACCGACTCGCTCACGACGTATGGATACGACACAAAAATCTGTCCATAGTCCGCATCGAGCGTGACCACCTGGCCGACCACCGACACGATACGCGCTGGCACCGCTTCGGGTACCGTTGGCGGGCGATACACATCGCCGCCGTCATCATTGCTGACTTCCAGGCCGAAGGCTAGATGCAGCCAGGTAGCGCCATCGAGCGGCGCTTGGCTCAAGGTGAAGGTTTGCCCCGATACCGCCTCGCCGTTGATCCATTCGGTGCGGGTCTTGACGAACGGCCCGGTAGTCGGGAAGCCATTAGCATCGAGGTTCTCAAGCTTCTTGCCCGCCACATAGATCGCTTCGATGCCGTCGCATTCGTGCGCGGCATGGACGCAGACCAGATGCTTGTATTGATCCTTGTCGCCGCTGGTGAACATGGCGACGATCGCGGACCCGACTTTGGCGCGCCCATAGACATAGACGTGCGGGGCCTCAGAGGCGATGCGGGTGACGGTGCGATCCTGCAGCGATGCGTTGTAGTCGTTCTTCGCCTGTCGCGCCGCCTTGCGTTGCTGAGCTGACCCATAGACCGCCGTGCCAACGGTAATCACTACTTGGGCGACGAGTACCCAATTCGCGACGACCCAGGCGACGGCTTCCGCCGCGTGCGCCGTGAGAGGCGTCAGCAAAAGAGTTAGTAAGACCAGGCGCATTCTGCTTTCGTCCTATCAAAAAATACAAGTCCGGTCGCGCCAGGCCCCACGATGTGCGGCCCACTGAAAATACACATGACGTCGTTGTAAAGTGCGATGTCGCCGTCCTTTGCAAGCGCCGGCAGAACGCGACTCATGCGCATATCCGTCGCTGCTTCCAGACCACCAAGATCAGCGATGATTCGCAACGCCTGCCTTTTGTTGACCCACTTGGGAATACCGTTGAGGTAGTCGCGTCCGGTCGATTCCTTCAGCCAGCCGGCAGCAGCGAGAACGCAATCCCATTCGCCCCACGCGAACCGCCGCGAGAGGTTCGCTGTGATGTACTCGGCGAGCGTCATCTACCGTTCCTGGAATTTTTTACTGAGCCATACGGCCGGCTCGGCGATCAGTTTCTCCAAATACTCGAAGCCCCTGTCGCCTTCGTGCCGGCTCTTCTGCTGCTGATGGTTCATGCGCAACGATGGCTGGCGCTTGAGTCCATAGCTCGACGTCTCGCATTTGAGGATGATCTGCCCTGCCCCGTCCTGGTCAATGCCGATGCTCATCATGTCCATGATCCCGCGCCAGCACAGGATCGGCGTGTCGATCTGCTGGTATTGGTCATTGAGCGGGCACATGTACAGCTTTGCATCCCGGCCGCGATACTGTTCGACCGGGCCGGCGGCCAACGCCAGTAGCGAAGGATCGGAGGCGGACAGCGTAAAGTTCAGCGCCTTCGGCTCCAGTCCGTCCGATTCTTCCACCGACCCAATTGAGGCGAGATGGCCGAGCCCGATCCAGTCATGGCCACCCCAGTTCAGAGGCTGGTTGAACGTCGACAGGTACAGCGGCGCGGTGGAAAACTGGAATTCGGCGAAATAGACGAGCGTGGCGTTCGCTTTTTCAAGCGCGGCTTGCTGGCTGGTTGTCGTCGTCATGGCCGCCAGTCTTCCACCAGGTCAAGCCCGAAGCCACTGGCAAATATGCTGCTGTATGACCATCCCGATTCGGCGTTGCGCTGCCGGAACAAGGCTTTCGGACGATCCCAAACGACACCTGCGCCGATCACGAATGCGTTTCGCAGCGGATTCATTACGGGAACAGTGATCACGCCGGCCGAGTCGGTCACTCCGTCCGCTGTGCACATCACCACCTGTTGCGTCGTGCCGCTTCCAAGCCCGAGCCAATCGCCGGCCAGCAGCGTTTTCCCTGCCACGGCGGCGGCCTGGATTTGCAGGCTGGTGGCGCCTTGGGCGTGCGCCACCTTCAGTGTGAGCGTGCCACGCAGCGTCCCCCTTGGCACAGGACGCGCGACGTCCCATGCAGCCAATTGATTACGCTGCCCCTGGAGCTGCATCGACAAGGCCTTGAGGGCGCCGGATTCTTCTTCCAGTACCTCATCGAATTCATAGGATGCGGCCCATACCGGAGCGGACACTTCCTGAGTCTGGGAGCCGAAAACGGATCTGAATGCGATCTCTTTGCGCTCCTGCTTCCACGTACTCCCGGTGACGATCAAGGAGTCCGGCAACGTAATGACACTCATGGCTTAGACCTTCCCTGCTCGCTGGAGCTTGTCGACAAGTTCCGCATTGCCTTGCTGGACCGCTTGCAACACCATCCGCTTAACCTGCGCCTGATCCGAGCGGCTATCGATATGAATCACCGGCGCGCTGGTGATGGTGATCTGGCTCCCACCTATCGCGCTGTTCGGCGTGACGGTTCCGCCTTGACTCCCCATCATCAGGTAGTCTCGATTTCCGACTGAAAGTAATTCCGGGCCTAGCTCATTGACTTCGTACAGACCGCCCGCACCGACAGGTCCGCCTGCCGCACGGCGCGCAAGCACATCTGCTCCTGTGGCCGAGAAGTTATTGGAACCAATCTCGCCGATGCCCATCCCGTTCGTGTCGACTTCTAGCTTGCCGCCGCCGGCCCATAGCGACAGCCCTGCCTGAAGTAGCGATCCGAATACGCCGGACCCGCCGCCTCCATTGCCGGTCAATGCATTCATGAGGTCGGCCGCTGCGGCATCGGCAAGCATGCGCATCAGCATGCGCTTGAACGAATCGCCGATATTTTCGAAGTTACCGTCCATCATGTTGAACAACTCGTCGCCAAGATTGCGTTGAAGGTTTTCGCGGAGGTTATCGACGATCTTCTTTTCTTCTTCCGCAACTTTCTTATGCTCTTCGATGAGCGATTCTTTTCCTGCACCTTCCTGTTTCAGTTTGGCGAGCTTGCGCAGTTCTTCCGCCTGTGATTTGTAAAGGTTATAGACCCCTTCATCCAAATCCTTGTCGAGCCGCTTGATCGCGATGCCTTCCAGAGTCGTTGCCTGCTCTTCAAGCTTTGCGGCATCGAGTGCGGCAACGGCTTCCTTGCTCAGCCCCAGACGGTCGTTATGGTCTTGCTGCGCCTGCGTATCGGCCTTCAGCTTGTCTGTCCCCTGAATCAAGTCATCGTAGAATTTGGAATATGCTTTTGACGCATCGGCGTTGGCATCGTCAACCAGCTTGGTTGCTTTCGCCTGTTCCTCCATGGCTTTCTTTGCGCCCGGCTGCACAGCGATCAATTCTTTTACTGCCTCGATGTACTGCTCTTCCGTGAGCCTGCCTTTATCGCGAATCACCTGCAGCCGGGTAAGCTGCTCCATGTAATCGGCGTTCACCCCGGATAGCTTCGCGAGCAATTTTGCTTGCTCGTCCAGCTCTTTTTTCGCTGCTTCGGCAGCCTTGTCCTTGCCGTTGGTATTGGTGAAATCAAGATTTGGCTTGTTCGCATCCTTCCCCGCCTCCTCGCGGGCCTTGCGCGCCTCTTCCATGTTTTTACGGATTTTTTCGCCGAGCATCTCCTGGTTCCAAATGCCGGCAATGTCGGTCGCCGTATCCGTGGCGACCGACTTCACACCGGCAATGCCGCCCTTGAGTGCGGCCCACGCTCCGTCCAGATCAAAGTTCTGAAACTTGATCCATGCGTCATAAATTGCACCGAAGCCGATGGTAGTTGCCGCTACCTGCCCGGCAATCGCCTTGCCGATCATCGGGAAGATGCTGATTAGGCCTTGTCCCACATCCATCAGGTAGGTCAACGCAGTAACTGCCATGCGCGCCCAATTGTCGAGCGTGCCGTCGGTCGCCAATTTTCGGATCGTCTCCCGCAGGCCGCCGCTGCCATTCATCGCATCTAGCCACGCATCCGAGAGGTCCGACATGGCAGGAAGAATTCCATGCGTGAGTTCCTTCCCCCACGCACTGCCGCTGACGCGGATCTTGATCAGGTTGTCGCTGAAATTGTCGGCCATGGCAGCCTGCTCGGTGGTCGTCGTGGCCTGCAGATGCCCGGCAACAGCGAGATCTTTCAGGAACGGCAGCAGGGCCGCACCTTCCTTGCCATATAAAGCCATCGCAACCGCAGCTTTACCAGAGCCGTCCCCGAACTGATCCATCGCCTTGGCGATAGCTTGCATTTGCTGTGTGGGGTCAAGCTTCTTGAAATCGTCGAATCGCAAGCCGATCGCTTCGAGCGCCTTCCCGGCTCCCTTTGCGTCTTCCGTTGCCCCCGCCATGTTCTTGGCGAGCTTGTTCATCGCGCCGCCGATTTGCCCCGCGCTTATATCACTCAGCTTGCCGATCTCAACCAGGGCTGATAATGCCTCGACGGTCGCACCTGTTTGGATGCTCAGATCATTCAGCTTCGCTGCAGCGTCGATGCTGCTTTTGATAACCCCGACGAACGCGGCAACCGAAAGACCAGCGGCCATCCCGGCTGCCAGGCCTGCAAATGCGGACTTGGCCAGGCCAATGCTTCGCTCTATTGAATCCATGGCGCCGCCCACCGTGCGCTTGGCATCGTCCATATCTTTCTGGAGACGCGCCATATTCGCGAGCAACTGGATTTCAAGGGAGCCTGCAATCATGATTTTCCTGATTCTGTTTAATCTAAAAAGGTATCTATCTTGTCTTCAAGGTCCGGCGCTCTGACCAATTCCCCGTACGGTGGCGTGGCTACGGGATCTTCCGCGCGCCTCATCTCGGCGACCAAATCGCACGACAGGCGCCTGAGTATCCGCACTTCCCACGGCTGCAGATCAACACCCGTGTTCTCCTGCCACGCACGCAGCTCAGATTGCGTGAGCGGGACCGCGCCGGCCGCACCGGGCATCGTCGGCCCGGCTTCCCATAAATAGCCGATCAGGTATTCCGCATCGATCGGTGGCATGCGCGGCTCGATGCCTTTGCGCTTCCATGCCTCCGCTCGTGATTCCGGCTTTGCAACCATGCCCATCGTTTTCGGAGCGGGGTTGCCATCTTTCGGTACTGCGTTCAGCCAGGCGCAGTACCGAACATAGGTACTTAGGGCTTCGTAGAGCCCTTCGTAAAATTTCCCCACTCACCGAGGTGCTTGTTCACTTGTTCAGGAACGAATCCGATACTTCGATCGGTATAGACCGCCATGAACAAATCGGGGCCCTGCAGTCCGTCGTATTCGATGTTCTCGAAGCCCTTGGTGCAGTCCGACAGAAATTCCGCAGTTTCTTGCGTTTTTTCGTCCGCAGTCTGCTCGGTTTTGCCCTTCTTCTTCAGCCGGTCGATCATGCGGTTCGAATTGCGAGCCTGCGCTTTGGCGTAGGGCTTCGAGCCGGGGCCGTACAGGATGACTTTCATCGGCTTGGCCAGGTCGGGCTTGCCGTCCGAACCTTCGACGTACATCAGTTCATCGGAGGCGTTTCGCAGATGGAGAGTCGAGGTTTCCTCTACTGCAAATTTGCGGATGTCCATGTTTTACCTTTCGCGGGTTGATATTGCCCGTGCCGAGCCGCCGCTCCCGCGAAGGAGACAGCAGCCCGGTCGGTGCTGGTGAATGGCCCGAAGGCCAGATGATTAAACGGTACCGAGGAGGAAGATGTCGTAAGTCACGCCAGTTCCGGCCGCGCTGTTGGCAATCGTCAGCAAGTCAGCAGTCGTTGCCGTGACGGCGTAACCGTTGGCATCCGGGGCAACGAAAGCAACCACGCCGCCCGGTTTGACTTTCACCTTGTCGGTCGCATCGCCGAAGAACGACGCACAAGCAGCTGTTGCATGGCCGCCCACGACGACATCATTCGTGTTTGTCGATTTCGCCCGGATGATCAGTGCTTTGATCTTGGTGAAAGTAATCGCCGTTCCGAATGGATCGGTCAGGCCGCCGGCCAGGTCGATGTTTTCGGTCGCGCTCGCCGCCAGCGTGCGCGTATCGGCGAAAAGTTGATTGATCTGGTTCGCGCCGGTGCCGTTGGTGAGTCCGAACGTTGCGCTGTAGTTCGGGGCGAATGTCGCCATCCCCAAATCCAGCGCATCGGCGAGCTCGCCAACCACGCTCAGCTTGACCGTAGAAGATGCTGTCTTTGCCATGTCTATCCTTAAGCGGTGACGGAATCGGTCTGACGGAGCAACGAGAACGCGCCGGTAACAACGTTGTCGACGGTGCCGAGGCTTTCGATAAAGCTCATCACCTGTGCGGTGAAATAGCGAATCGAGCCATCTGCCTTGACCATCTTGAACGAATACACCGTGTTGTTCTTCGAGCCAGCCTCGATGATGATCTGTCCCGCATCATCTTCATCCCATGCGCAGACAAAATCGGCGTTCGGCAGCGTGTAGCTACCCTTTTTTTGAGTCTGCTGAGCCGAGGCTACGGGCGCATGGGTGGACGTGTTATAGGAGCGGCCCTTGACACTGCCGAGATCGGTTAGCTCTCCGATTGCAGTCCATGAGAGCGCGCCGTATCCGGCCGCATCGTAGGTTCCGGGAGCCGCAGCGGAGACGCTGAGAGTGGTGGTTGCTACGGTATGAAATGACATGATGACTTACCTTCCTTCCATAAAAAAACCCGCCAGCGGAATGCGGGGCGGGCGGGCTGATGAAACTAAAACGAGTTAATTGACTTCGGTATAGGCGACCATGAAATCCTGCGTCTGCATGAAAATCTTTGCATCGTCGTCGCGTATATCGGGGCCGATGGTATCGACAAGAACGCTATGCGCCGTCACGCCGGCGAACACACCCTGCTTGGCCCGGCATGCTTTGCGCACCGCTTTCAATACCGCCTTCTGCTGCGGATAGGTTTTTGCCTGCACGGCGACTTCGATGCGGCTGGTGCAAAGCGTCGTCGCTTCGCCCATGGACACCGTTGGACGTTCGATCGTGCTGATGTGGTTATAACCAACCGCGGGCAATGCTGTTCCCTGCGGGATGACGCCAGCATGGATTTCGTCGCCTATGAGCGCAGCCAAATCGGCATCCGCCTTCAGTAGTGCGTTGATCACTTTTTCAGCGGACATCATCTACCTCCACGGGCGCCGCGTTCAAGCCCGCTTTCGTCAGGCGCTTGCGAACCTGGTTGCCGACAGCTTGAATGGCGTCGTTCGCTCTGTTGTCGAGCGCGGGACGAATGAAGGGCTTGGCTTTCATACCCGGATGGTTGACGGCCTTATATAGGCCGCCGGCGAACTTCAGGAACCCGCCGCCTTTCGCCGCGATCCTATGCGGTACCGCGCCGGTAAATTCCAAGAGGTGCACATACCAAGCCTTTTTATCTCCGACCTTCACCGATGCAGTCACGACACCTCGCCTGCTACGAGTGCTTACCCGAACGCTTCTCTTAGTGTCGCCCTCGTCTTCGGGGGCATTCGCTTTAATGTCCTCCGCGATCGGCTTTGCTCCCGCACGTAATGCCGAACGCATGATGTTGCGCTCTACCTTGACAGGCAGCTCGGTGAGAAATTTCTGCAGCTCCGCGCCGCCCTTGATGTTCTTGTATTGGCTCACGAGGAATAGCTTTCCACGACGAGTTCCAGGTACTTGCGCCGCCCGCCAATCTCAGCCGGGCCGCCCACGATTTCGCACACGCGGTCCGTGTCGCCGTGGATGGTTACCCGCATATCGGATGTAACGCCCGACAGATACCGCATGCGTACGCGCGTCGGACGGCTCGCAACACGAATGCCCTGATTTACCCGTTCGGATCTAGTCGGAAGCGCGTCCCGTACTTCGGCTTTCATGCGCGTCTCGCCGAACACGATCCACCCGATGACTTCAGATCCATAGACGGGATCCTTGGTCACGCTTTTCTGCTCGATCGTGATGCGTCCGTCGAGGTTGGGGGTGTCCATTCAATACACCTTCTTGCCGTTGATTTTTCGGATCAGGTAAGGATTCGGCTTTTCGTTGTCGAACTCTTCCTTCAACTTGGCAGAAATGTATGCCCGTATGTCGGCGGGCACCGATGCTGACGTTTCACCGTAACCGGCGATGTATTCGACCATCACGGCATTGAGCCTGCACTGAGTGGAGGGCCAGCGCTTACCGACGGACGGGACTACATAACCGGGAAGCATCACCCTGTCGACATAATAATCATCCGGATGAAGAGTCTGCAGTACGCCATCCGTATCGTAGTACTGCACCGAGCTTACCGACGAGATGGGCGGATTCGCGAGTTCGATTGCATCTGGAAAGGCATCAAGAGTGACTCGCCATGTTTTGTTGATAATCGAGCGCCCGAGATAGCTTTCCGTTTCCTCGACAATGCCAGCGATCAGCATTCGAATCTGCGCATCGTCGTCCGTGCCGATGACTCCCAGATTGTCCTTTGCCTCTTCGACTGTTACCGGCAATTCCTCAGACGGAGTGACGAGTGTTGTTGTCATCTCTTATTCCTTTGTATATTCGCTGGTCGCGCGCTCACATTGCTGCTCGGCCTAGTGCTCACGTTGCTGCGCTGCGGTGCATAGCCTGAACCTGCGGGAGCGCGGGCATAAACAGGTGCCGACGCATCCGACGCGACCGCCGTTCCGGTCGATGCATACGCAATGACGCCAGCCGGTAGAGCCGTCGCACTGACAAATATCTGTCCACTTGCAATCGGGCTGCCGATCGTCGCCAGGACCGATACGCCGGGAGGACTTCCATTCGCTCCCGCTGAAACCGTTGCTGCGCCTCTGGAGGCCGTCGCGCTGACACCGGCAGGCGTCGCCGTTCCGTGGACGACTGTTCCGGCAGTAGCTGACGCCGTGCCGACTGATGCTGTTGCGGACACACCGGACGCTGTGACGGAAGCCTGCCCGGACGCGGCTGCTGTGCCTGTAGCGCTCGCGGCGGATACCCCGGCCGCAGAAGCATTGCCATGAACGACCGTCGCACCTGATGCAGTGGCAGTACCAACTGATGCTGTGGCCGGTACGCCGGAAGCCGCTATGCTCGCGCCGCCACTGCCCGTTGCCGAACCGATCGACGCTGCGGCACTGACGCCGGCAGGGGTCGCTGTTGCATTGACAGTCGTGGCACCGGATGCGGCTGCGGTGCCGATGGATGAAACTGCCGAGATGCCAGAAGGGCTTGTATTTGCTGCGCCGCTCGCGGATGCCGAACCCGTTGATCCAGATGCAGTGGTGCCAGCCGGGTAAGCAATCGCATCGCCTGCCGGCGCAGAGGCCGCAACAAGTACCCGGCGTTCCGGCACCTGAATTATCTGGTCCGGGTTTTCGTAAAGCCTTCGTTTTTCGACGGGAGAAAGCACGCCGCGAAAAAACGTCACATCCTGAATCCCGCCGGTCAACGAGAAGACCCCGCCGGAGCGCCCGCCGATATAAAGCGTTGAATCGGCAAAATTTCCGGTTACGCCTGCGGTTAGTGTCGTGCCGCTCGACGAGAGGTTATTACCATTGAGCGTTAACGTGATCGCAAGGTTTGCGCTCATGTCGATCGTGACGATGTAATGATTCCACGATGCGGCCGGCCGCGCGCCCATGAACGTGTCATACCCGCTGATGCCTGCGTTACGTGCGGCTATGTCAAAGCGCCCGGCCGCGCCGGAGTCTGGATCGATGTAAAACCCGCCGTTAGTCGTTTGTGAGTTTGACGTCAGCTCAAGGAAAAATTTGTCGGTGTTGTTGTACGCATCTACGTAACCAAAAAACGCGATGCTGATAGCGTTGTATGCCGACAGGTTGAGAGGCACTGTCGCAGCTACTCCCGATCCTGCTGCACGCAAGCTGACGCCGCGAGCATTAGCACGAAGCGAACCCGGCGCGGCAAGCGAGACGTTTGCCCCTGATACGACCGCGCGACCATACGCATTAAGCGGCAGGTACTCGATTACCTTCGCGCCGAGCGAATTGGCGCGATTGATCCGAATTGACCCGTGCGGTTGCCGTGTGCCCCGCTTGCGACGGCTAATCAAGCTCATCGCGAATCTTTATGCAGGACGATGCGTCGTCAAACGAGCGCGCACGGCGATGTTTCGAGTCGCCGCCTGCGGACAGATGACTCCGATGCGAAGCGCGACTTTTCCGGAGACATTAATATCCCATGTTTTCCGAGCCGGATCTTCTCCAGGAGAGTTTGTCGCATAGGTATCAAGCCTGCCTACAAACTCCGCATGCTCATCCGTGTCGAAGTCGTTCCCGGTATCCCCGAGAACGTCGCCATTACTCCAACCGATATACACATCGCACGTATCGCCGGCCGCAGCAGTTCCGGCGTTATCCGCGCTGACCTGCAAAGAGCCGTCCCAATCTTCCACATTAAGCGTGATCGCATCTGACCATTGGATCGTGTTGGCGGCGACGGTCTTGCTGTCCGCCGCCGCCCACTGGACTTGTTGAGTGTTAAGTACGCTGGCCATTATTCATTCCCCCATGGGCCGCGCAGGGCTCGGCTGGCGTCAGCGCCCGATACAGGCCGGCCGTATTTGATCTCGGATGCCCGCTTAATTACGGTCGCGCGCGCAGTCAGCGCGTCCCGGCCGCCTTGTGTCAGCAGCGAGGCTGACTGCAGCTGGTCAAGCAAGCCTTTTGTGCCCGGCAGTTCGAGATTCACGCGGCCAGGACCGATGCGCTTTGTGTCATCCAAGACGGCGAAGCACATCGCTGCGACCGGGTTGCCGCCCATCTGAGCCTGCTTGATCGACAAATAATCGCCCGATGTGAAAAGCGCATCGAAAACTTCCTCGACAGGAATTGACACCATGACTTCCACGGTCTCGGCATTGATGATGTCGGCGATCGCTTGATCCTTGACTGAGACATCAGCAGAGGAGATGCGCGGCATGTCATTTGTATGAGCGTGCGGCGAGCACGCGGGATTCGCTTCAATCTCGGCTTTGAGAGCGGCGTAGTCCATTACGCGATCCGGATCAGGCCAGCCGCAGCAGTCGCCGCCGGCAGGGTCACGGTAAAGGTGCCATTGGTCGAAGTGATGTCGCTGCCGAAATCGAGCACGGCACGCACCTTGTTGCCGTCCGTGCTGTCATAGATAGTCGCGCCGCGCGCAGTGATGGTGCTGCTTGCCCAGGAGGGGTCGGAGAAGTCGAGGACGGCAGTATCTGCATCCATCGCAGCCGAATACCCCGAAAGCGTCGCGCCTCCAGCCGTGTAGCCGGTTCCGACAACTTCGTTCGTCGCGGAATAGGTTATCGTCGCTTTACTGAGCGTGGCCGCCGAGGTGTACAACGCAATTTTGTAGACGTTGCCCGATGGGCAGAGGCGCTGCAATGCCTCCAGCTTTGCCGAATTCGGGAATGCTGCGGTGATTGCCATGGTTATTTACCCTTGGTTGCTTTGGTGGACTTGGTGGCTGGCGCCTCAGCCTCTTTCGGCGCGGTGACGTATTTGGCCGCACCACAGTCCTCCACCAAGTGCTTTGCAAATGCCGCGTCGGTACGAAGCACGTCGCCGGTGGTGAGCGTCCCATAGCGAGCCGTTACCGCCGTCGTAATGAGTTCTACTTGAACGAGTTCCATGTTCACCTCGATTGAATGGAAACGAAGGGGGCCGGCCGGATCGGTCAGCCCCCGTTCTATTACGCCGGAGTTAGATCACCAGCGCGGATTGCCGCTGGACGCTCGACTGCCAGCATGCAGCGACGCTCGGCGCGCACGGTCACCAGGTTCTTGGTGAAGTTGTCGCTATCCGATTCGGACACCTCCACCACTACGCCTTCCCGGTTATAGAACGTTGCGGCGTTCATCAGGCTTGCGGCGATAAACTGATCCGCACCAATTGCGTTCGACTCAACAATCGGCTTTTTCCATACGCGCGGTGCGGAACCGTCGTTCGGATTGCCGATGATGTAACGGCCCTGCGAATCCTTCAGGGTTTCGATAGTCGCCCAATCCACCGGGTTGAGGATGATCGCGTCGCAGGGATAGTCGCTGGTCATGCAGTCGGCAATGACGGCACGGAGCAGGTCCAGACGGGTGTAGCCGGCGCCGAACCGCGTGGTCAAGCTTGCCGCGGTATAGCCATGAGCGGTGAAATTGCCCGTTTTCAGCATGCCGGACATGTTTGGCGCAGTGCCGTTACCGTTGATGATCTGGTTCTCAACGCGCAGATCGACGCCATAGCGCATACGCAAGTTGATGTATGCAGCCAGTGCGGCGTTGTCCGCCGCGAGCTGGCGGCTGATCTTGATCCAGTGTGCGACGGTCGCAACGGGCTCTGTAATCGGCGTCGTGGTGACCGCGCTTTCCGGCTTGGCCGCGCCCTCAGCGGTTTCCGCGGCGCTATTCGTGAACACGTTCTCGCGTACGTAGTCGACAGCGTTCGAGCTGGTCGGCAGACTGACAAACAACTCTTCGAGGGTCAGGGTACGGAAGGCGCCGCCAACAATCGCGGGCTTGCGATCGCTAAACGTGTTTCCTACTGTATTAGTCACCGTGTTTTTCACTTCCACACGTGCTTTTTGCAGGTTGCCAGAAGCAAACGCCTTGAACTGCTCGGACTTCGTGAACTGCAAGCCCCAACTTTCCTCAGTCTTTTCGTCCGGACCGCGGGCGGCGCCTTTCTGCTCCAGCTGCAGCATACGGTCGGCCAGAACGCGCTGCTCGACACCAATTGCGTCGATTGCGGCTTTGGTGTCCGCCGTGACTTTGCCCAACGTAGCGAGTTCGCCGTCTGCCTTTTCAGACATCGACTTCAGTTTCATCTCGACCGAGTCGAGTGCTTTCATGATTGCTTCGGACATTTTTAACCTTTCGGGAATAAAAAAAGCCGCCTAAGTGGCGGCCTGTATTTGCGGAATGCGCGTCTATGCGGCCATCTTCTGGAGTCGTTCCAGAATCTCGGCCGCATGCTTCGCTTCGTCCTGTTCTTCCGCGTCCCGCAGGTTGAACAAGGCCTTCACGCGGGCGGTCAACGCTTGCGCCGCCCCTTTGCTGAACCCGCTTGCATCCCGCAAGAAGTATTCAAAATCTCTGATTGTTTCGATGTGTGCAATCTCGTCTTCGAACTCGGCCGACTTCACCGTCGACAGGTCGATGCGGGCCGAGCCGTCCGCCGGGAAAACCACCGGCGAAATCTCGACCAGATTGCTCCAGCGCCGGATGACGCGACCCTTTTCGGTTTCGTCGTAATCGCCTTTCTTGACGTAGCCGCCGATGGACAGGCCGTCGAGCGTGCCGTGCTTCATCGCTGCATGCACGTCCGCCGACAGGCTCATGCCGGGCGTCAGTTCGCCCTCGACATACAGTCCGTGATCATCTTCCTTGGCGACATTGAATTTCCCGATCGGCAGCGCGGCCGGGCCGGATGCGTAGGCCCACGAATGCTCCAGGAACATCTTCGGTTTGCCGTTGTTTTTCAGGGTGTATTCGAATGCGCCCTTGACGATCGTGTCGCCGTAGGAATCGACGCCACCGAAGACCGATGCATATCCGGAAAACTTCCCGGCATCGCCGTCCATCTTCAGGTTGACGTCAGTTAGCGATAGGGTCTTGCGTAGCAACATTGCTGCCTCCGTTTGAAACTTTTCCAAGTAAGCGCAAGGGAACCAGGTTCGATTGCGCAGTAAGCTCGCCGGCGTCCGTCCGCGGCGGCAGGTTTTCTAATTGCCGGGCCTCGTTGCGATCCATGACGCCGTTTTGGACGAGCTTCGCATACAGCTCGGCCCGGTCCTTCGGATTGCCGCGCAAGAGCGCATCCAAGTTGAACTCGATTGACATGGTCGCGCGCTGTCGAGGTGTCATGACGCGCTTGCGCACTGCCTGCTCAATGGAGACCAGCATCGGTCGGATCGACAGCTTGTGCCAGCCGTCGACGATCTGCTCGATGCCACTGCCCCACGTCGTGACGTTCGAGTGATGCACCAGCACCGGAGGCACGTCCAGCCACCGGCAGAATTCCTCCACCGACAGCTTTCGGGTTTCGAGCAGCTGCTGATCTTCCGGCGTCATGCTGAGCTGCTGATATTTCATGTCGGCTTCGAGGACATAGAGGCGCGACGTGGAGCCGTTCGCCATCTCAGCGAAGTTTTCATTGATCTTCGCCCGCTGCTCCTTGGTGATCACCCTGTCGATCATCAACACGCCGGTAGGCTTGCCGCTGCTGCCGAACAGCTTGCTGGCCGAAGCCTGCGCCTTCGCGGCCTCGTCAGTACTTGCGCGCATGAATTCGAGCTTGGACAGTCCGACCGTGCCATTGCCGAGGTTCTTCAAGTGCAGGACATTTTCAGCAGCCAGAATGGCGACATCGTTTCCGATGCGGTACTGGTAGACCATCGAGCCATCATCCAGCACATACGGATTTGTCTGGTCTGCCGGCATCGGCCACAAGGCGATTGCTTCACCGCTGTCGTCCCGGTCTATCCGCGCATAGCCATTGCCCCGGAGGTCGTGATTCATCAGCATGGCCCGCCAGAATTCGAACGGCGTCATCCGGCTGTTCGGCGAGTCGTGCAGCAGCGAGTAAAGACGCGACGTGCGAGCCAGTTCCTTTTGTCCGTTGGGCAATTGCTGATAGGCGAAGAACGGAAGGCTCGCGATCGTCGTTGCCCGTCGTTCTATGCAGGCCCATACGGTACTGATCTGTAGGGCGCCATCCGGTCCGATGTTCGCGGTATCCGAAATTAGAGCGGTGCTCGGCACCGGGTTTTGCTGCCCCGTGCTTTCGCCCATGGCTCCGCCCCGGCCAAACCAGCCGAGAAAGGTATTCAGGAATATCGCCATGAGTTTGTCTTATGCTCTTATCGGGTTATTTAAAAAATCGTCCAGATCGGCCTCAGCTTCGGATTGCAGCATGGTGCCGATACCCATCAGCAGCGCCGCCATGTCATCGATCTTTTCGGGCGCCTTCTTTTTGTCTGGCGCGGTGTTCATGTTGGCATCCGTCCGTGCAATCAGGTTCGACGCGCACCAATTCAGAACGGGATCATTGCCATGGCAGAAATTTCCGCCCACATACGCAAGCTCAAGCGCCTGCATTGCAGGGTGATAGCTCTTCGGCCCCTGAATGAATTCCTGCATCGGCACTTCAGCGCCCTTTAGTTTCTGCACCAGCTGCTTCGCATTCCACGCGTCGAAGCCAATCATTTGCAGATTGAAATTCGCCTTCGCGCCCAGAACGCATTGCTCAACCGCGTCGTAGTCAGTGACTTCCAGCCCGGATTCAATCAAATAGCCGGCTTGAACCCACGCCTGGTAAGGCACGAGTCCGCGCTCGGTGCGGCCATGAACCGCAGCCGCCGGCACGAATCGCCATCCGTGCGTGTACAGCACACCCTCAACTGGCCAAACCAGTCGGAACGAGGTCAAATCTCGCGTGCTCGCCAGATCCAGTCCGCCCCAGCAGGGATATTGGCGCAGCCATTCAAGGTCGACCGCCCCTTTGCAGGCCTTCCATTTAACTAAGTTGACCCACCCCCCGGCCGCCGCCGAAGGCCGATTGAGCCGCTTGATCTTGAATTCAGCGTGCCGGCCGGGCATCGACTTCGCTTCGATAGCCTCTTTGCGGATTTCCTTGAGCAGAAGCGGGTTCACCTCCATCAAGGGGTTGGCCTTGATCCACTTCGACTCATCAAAGTCGTCATCGGCGGTGATTTCCTCCGCCTTGTCCTCGTCATCAAGAGCGAAGTACACAGCCAGGAAGTGATCTGCTTCGACCAGGCCTTCCAGTAATTGCTTGGCAAAGTGCCGGATCTCGCCCCACGGTCCAGGGCTCTCGTAGCCCTCGGTCGTGGTGTAGAGGAACAGCGGATTCTTGCGCGCGCCGGCGGCCGACTTCAGGACATTCAGCAGGTCATGCGTCTTGTGTGCGTGAATCTCATCAATGCCGCAGTGCGACGGGTTCAAACCATCCTGTGTTGATGCCTTGGCATTGATCGGCTTGAATGTGCCGCCCACTTCATACCGGGCAATGGCGTTTGCAAACGGCTCCAGGGTGAATGCTTCTCGCAGATCGGCGACCTTTTCGACGATTCGCTTGGCGACGTTGAAAACAATCCGCGCCTGCGAGCCGGTCGTCGCTGCGCTGATGACCTGGGGCCCGTTCTCTTTCTCGCAGCAGAAGCAATAAAGTAGGATCGCCGAGCAAAGAAACGACTTGGCATTCTTCCGCGCTACAGCGAACAGGGCGGTCGTAAAGCGCCGTGTCCCGTCTTGGTTCCTGAAGCCGAACAGGTTCACCACGAAAAACACATGCGAGGCATGCAGCACCACGTTTTCGGTGTCCCACTCTCCCTCTACGTGTGGCAGCTTCTCAATGAAGTCGCAGGCATCAGTCGCATGCCATGGGTCGAATGTAAAGCTGTTGCCCTTGCGCTTTGCCTTCTTCAAGTCCTCCAGGAACCGCTTTGCGGCGAGACGAACCCATTTCCCGAACCGCTTTCTATCCTTGTCATCGACCGCGGCCTGCGCGTAGTCGATCGCAATCTGGACGTAGTTACGCTGTCCGCTTTCCGTTATTTGCGAACTTGTTTCCTTTGTCCGTTTCGCCAACTTGTTTCACCTTGCCTTGAGCGACCGGCGTAAGGCCGAAGTCGTTTTCCATGTTGCGCAGAGTTCCGGCCATGCTTGCCGTAGGAGCTTCGCCGGCCGCATACAACTGGACTATCTTTCCGTGTAGGGCGCACAGCATGCCCAGCGCCGACAGGCTGGCTTCGGTCAACAATTTGTTCGCTGTGAGAATTGCAGTGAGTCGATTCCACTCTTTCACCGCATGCGAGTTCGGCAGCCAGTCAGGCGCCTTGGGTGCTTGGCTGATCGCCGGCATGGAGACCGTGCTCGGAGCGTCCCGGTCCGGCCTACCTGTGCCAGCGATGGATTTCAGGGTGGTAGGCTTCTTGGCGGTCATAGTGCTTGTCTGAAAAACCGTTTTTGCTAACTGACGGTGTGAATAAATGGGGTCGATGCGGTCCTTAAAAAGTTGCTGCTCGGACTTCCCACCCTCCCTTACCCCTGTGCAACATTTCAAATGTAGCAATAGTTGCTGCTCTGCATCATCATTGCCTGATCGGCCAGCCGTCGAGTCCGATCTTCACCTTGGGCTTGAGCGCTTGTCCCTGCTCTTCTGCGCTCTTCTTGATATGGCAATCATGGTTGATCGCTTGCAGGTTGCTCTCGGCATCGATGCGCGCCTGCGACCATCCGAGCCGCTTGGCCTTCGCCTTGCTGACGATGTGGTCGACCTCGTTAGCTGAGCGCTTGATGCCTTTGCAGTCGGTGCACTGGCACATGCCCTCATCTCGTTTGAGGATGCGCTCCCTGATCTTGTCCCATGCTGTGCCATAGCCGCGCTTGTGACGGGATTCCTTGCTCCATGCCATAGGTCAGGCTTTCTTGATCTGCGCCTCGATCTGCTTCCATCGCTCGCCGTGCCATACCGTGAGCTGGTGCAGGTATTCGATGTGCCACATCTCTAGCATTAGCTGCCACATCGACATGCCGCTCATCGTCTGCCTATGAAGGCTGCATGTGCCGCATTCCTGCGCGCATTGAACCAGGCGTCGAAATGGACGTTGGCGGCCAACTCTACTTCGCGCCGCACCACTACATATTCCGCGAGCACAGTATCAAGCGGCATGCCATCCACGCGCTCGGGATAGTATTCACACCGGACTGTGACCGCCTCATTGCCAGCGACACGCAGTTCCAGCCACCTCACATTCTTCGGCAGGCCCAGCGCCTTGCTCAGCTTTTCGCCGATCTCAAATGCGGTCTGAATCGCCATGCGCTTATGCCTGAGGTATCGCCGCTACCGTAATGCCGCCATCAAGAACCAACACCTTCACGTTGGCGAATTCGTTCTTTATGGCAGCGCGGATCCACTCACGTTGCTTTGCCGTCAGCAATTGCGGCACCATCACAGCGAGAGTGTCGCCTTCCGCGATATTCAGCTTTACGCCTTCTACCGTGACGACATTGACAACAATGTTTGGGGCGGCTGCCATGTTTTTTCCTTCTAGATTTGTATTAGGCATCATGCGGCGTACCACCCCTACTGGAATCACCGTCTGCCTACCTTCTTCCAGTACATCAGGTCCTGATATGCATCCTGCGGTGTGGCGCCATGCCCTCTCCATGCATCTATACGGATGATCCAACTCGGTCCGATGTGGCGCAGTGTGAACATGGCAGCCTCGGTAAAAAGCCCGTTATCGTGATTCCGATAACGAACTGGACTAGCTCAGAGAACTAGGGGTGGCTGAATCCGATCGCGGGATGTGATCTGGAGGGGACGCGGTAAGCGCTCCATATGGCGCGCACGGTTAACTTCTTGATTTGCTGTGACTTATTGTCAAATTCCCGCCAAAAATGGCGATTTGGCGCGCACGCTATCAAGGCAGACCATTAAGCCTCTCGGGCCGCTCCGGCCGAAGCAACAGGAAAGTGTCCTGCTAACGGACTTGCTTGATGGCGCTGCGTAAACGCAAAAACCCGCGTCCTTTTCGGGAGGCGGGTTCGTTTGGCGTAGCAATACACCTTATCTAATTAGGCTCTATTTTCCGCAAAGCATTGGTTATAGTCAAGCTTTCCAAGAAAATATTATTTATCGGGTATCCAGATTAGCGTGTTGAAACAGACTTAGCGAAATCCGGGGCTCCCGTGTGGGAATCCAGGCTGGAAGGTCAAGAATGTCGGTTAACTGCTTTTCTTGAAAACGGCAGTATCGATGGCGCTTAACTTCACCTGGGCACGCTCGATTGCAGCGCCAACTTCAGCCAGCTCTGCCCGGACGGCGTCTGAACCAAGAACTTTCACGGCTTTATCAATTGCGGCAGCATAAGACTCAGCCCAGGCATTGAGTTCGCTACGCGCGGGCGCACTCAGTTGAGTAATGGTCTGCGACATATGAGTTTGTCCTTCCACACAATAATCCGTTGGATGCTTGTAGCACGATCTGCAGCGTGCTACAAGTTATTCCGCATACCCTATTTATCTCTATACCATTCCGCATAACGACAGCCTTTCGCCAGCGGCCGCGATCGCCCTGGTAATCTCGCCTACCTTCGCGTTCGGCGTATCACGCCGCCTGTCACCGGCAAGCCAGAGCGTCAGGATGGAATTGTGCTCGGATACCGTATCGCGATGGACGCCGCACAGCTCTGCCAACTCCGTGATGGTCCGCTTTACCCCGAAGTGGCGTTCAATAATCCCGCGCCGCAACGCGTAATGCGATAGTTTCCCCGATAGCTCCTGCATGGCGCTCATGGTGATCAAATAAATAGCATCGCTCCACTCGCGGTTCACCTTCTCCCCGGCGCAGCACGATGCCTTGCAGGTGCAGGGGGTGGCGTGCGGCGCGAAGGATGCAATGACCAGGGCTTCGTACAGGTCGCCCAGCGCCTTGACCTCTCTGCGGATCATTCCGGCCTGCCCTGCGCCGTTCATGCCGGCCAGCCCTTTGCCTGTGCGGGATTCCTTGTCGGCGAGTCGGTTCATTAGCGGCCGATCATACTGCTCGGACGAAAACCGGTATGCGAATGTCAATGCAGCGTGCGCACTATTGAAAATCTCAGTCATTGCCCTGCTCTCCCTGTAAAAGCTCACTTAGCCGACCTTCTGAAACCGTGAAATCTGATTGCGCTGCTGCGGTCGCATCGTTCGGCCGCGCCGGTCCTCGTTCTCCACGCTCTGCTCTACCGCGCGCCGCAACCGGAATGTCCGCTCGTAGTCCTGAATGATCAGGCCCAAGGTCGCGTGATCGGCATATACCGTCTTTTCCTTCAGCATTCGAAGGAATGCCAGCCGGCCGGGCAGATCATCGGTGTCGGCAACGAGGGCAAACGCTGTCGAGCCAGGCATTGCAAGCGCATGCCTCATGCGAAATGCCGTCATTTGCTCCGGGCTCACGAGAATGCCGCGCGCTATGTCTTTGATAAGCGTGATGTAACCCCTGTCGCGCAAAATCACCAGATAGGTCTCCGCAGCGTTCGCAGATTTGAAACCAAAGTGCTCGCAGATTTCCGCGCGCGTGGGAGGAAACCCCTTGTCGCCAATCTGGGACACAACAAAGTCCAACACAGCCTGCTGCCTCGCCGTGATCCGTTTCAGTCTCATGCCTGCCGCGTCCCGCCATCGGCATGGATCTCGTTGCCGTGCACCGTCAGAATCTGCCCGTCTTCGCATTCCACCCGGTAGTAGCACCGCTGCCCCGTCGCGCCCAGGAATCGGGCTTTCTTGACCGTAATCGCGGTGTTCACCAGCAGATTGAAGCGCACGCCGTTTTCCTTCACCGGTGCCTCACCCAAGGCTGCCGCGATCAGCCTGCGCACATCCCCTGCCCTCGCATTGCCCGCCAGCGCCCCGGATGCCTTGCCGGCCGCGAGCGCAGCGTCGACCATCGCTTGCGTCACTTCGACCAAATTGCTCATCCCGCCATCTCCACCAGGTCGCGGCCCATCGCCTGCAGCGCCGCCAGATCAAATTCCGGGCCGAACGGATCGCCAAATCCCTGTTCGACGCACCAGGTATTCAGGCGAATGAAATCGTTCTCCGGAGCCGGTTCATAGCCGGCGCGGTGAGCTGCCGCCAGCACCACAAAATAGCGCGGGCCCTGCTCGCTTTCCGCAATCGCCGCCATCACGCCACGAGCGTCCCTGTCATCCCACCCATAGCGCCGGCGCAGATAGCGCAGGTCATCCAACTCCGATTCACTCAATTTCATTCGGACCCCTTTCTAATGTCTAGCTGCTGTTCTTGTAAGCGCTTTGCCTCTACCTGACTGACGCCTGCAACCGGGAAAATAGGAAACGCTCGACCTTCCGGCATAACCATCCCAAGCCACGACCAGAAGATCGCGGACCTGGGGCATCCGGTATAAATGAGGTATCCACTCTTACAACCGGGTCGGGCTTTCGCTAAACGTTGCATCCCGACTGGGCAGACTATCGCGTGCCGTTGTGCGCACGCCCTAGCCGCTCTGCCCCGCCCACAACCACATGGTTTCTGACGTCCGGAAGGCTTGCGCGTACCCCACACTCTCGTGCTGGTGCCGTCCATCAGAAATTTCTCCATGCTGCTGCAGTGCCACCACCACGGCGCGACCCTTAAGCTTAGTTGGTCGCCTTTACTGTCACGCGTCCGGACCCTACGCGGTTCACCCTGAACATATCCGGTTGCGGTTACTGCTCAATCCTTATGCCCGCCGCGCCTCCATGATCTTCTTGCAGACCGCCATCAGCCCAAACTGCGAGTGATCGTCATTTGCATCATTGCCCTCGACATCGGACATGCAGAACGGCAGTCCTGTGTCCTCAGCGGCGCGCTGCCCAGTGCCGCTCTTGTCGTGATCCGCATAGACGAACCGGCGCCCCTTAACCATCGGCGCAACCTGCATCAGATTGTTCGCGGAGAAGCACACCAGAACGCTCGCATTCGCATTCAGACGACGCAGGGCCGCCTCAATCGAGAGTGCGGTGGCATACCCTTCACACAGCCACGTTTCCCCGGTCTTGACCGATCCCAGCCGCAGGACAGCACCTTTAGCCTTCATCCCCGGCAGCATCTTCTTTTCCCACTGCCGTTCTTCCATCAGCCAGCGGATGACTTGCGCCCCGTGGAGCGCATTGGTCTCAAGGTCGCGCATCGGCACGATCAGATGGTTTTCCTCGTTGACCAGGCCCATCACATCGGGCAGCTGCTTCGAGCGCAAATAGTTGTGCGGCATTGGCTTGCAGCGCTTGATCAGTTCCTGCGCACTCACCGCGGCGCGGCGCTGCATATCCTTCCGGCGTTCGGTCTCTTTGCGCCGGCGTTCGGCCCATGCGCGTTTTTCCGCATCGGTCCAAGGCGTTGCGGTTTCATCGTTCCACCAGACTGTTTGCGCGGCGCCATCCCATGCAAACACCCATCCCCGGCGGCCATCAAAGAAATACGCGCCGTTGTCCGAACGCGGATGCATTTCAGTCGGGCAGCGTTTGATCTTGTCGCTGGCGTAGACATCGCCGACGATCAGTCCGTGCAGGCTGGCGAAGGTGGCGAAGTTCATGCGCTCTTCCTGCCTTTCGCATGCCGGATATTTTTTGAGCGGATCTGATTGAGGACCGCATGAGAAATCGGTGTGTCGGCCGTGGTCTCGAACCGGAATTCGTTCGGCGGCCATGAACCCATGATGTCTTTGTACAGATGGGCGGCGCGGCCCTTCTGTGCTTCCGGCTTCGAATAGGTCCGGGCATAGGCGCACAGTTGCGCATATAGATGGCGCGGATCGTCCGCCAGTTTGCGCTTGCCGATAATGACTTCGCGCATTTCGCCCTGCTCGTGCTCTATCAGGGACGGTGCTTTGGCCTCGAAACCGCAGGAGATGCAGCGCCGCGCATAGGGTTTGAAGCCGCAGCTCGGGCAGGCGACGATGTCCTTTTCTTCTGTTTCCTTGCGTACCGTCTTGTCGAGTTTCTCGCCGGCGTCGAGCGCGTCCAGCCCGTTGTAAAAGATGTCGCTGAAGTCTTCGGCGAATCGCAGGATGTTCCCGCTATGGTCCAGCAGGATGCAATCCTTCTTTCCGGTATCTGGAGATGCTCGCAGCCCCCTGCCCCACATCTGAATCGCGGTGGAGAGCGACTTGCGCAGCGGCCGGCAATCGACCACGCAGCCGACATCAGGACGATCGAAACCTTTGCTGAGCGCTTCCACCGAAATCAGCACGCGGATCACCGAGTCGGGCTTTGAGTACTCCGCCAGTATCTGTTCCCGGTCGTGCGCGCTGGTTTCCGAGGTGAAGGTCGACGCCATGATTCCCGCATCATTGAATTGCCGGCAGAGCTCTTCGCAGTGTGCAATGTTTGCGGCAAAAACGATGGTCTTGCGCCCTTCTGCAAACTTGATCCATTCGGTCACGACATCGCCGACGATCTTCATGCCGCGCTCAGCTGCCGCGATGCTGGTCCACTCGCCCTCGTCGTTCGTTGCCGCATCGGCCATGTTCGGCTTGGTGCAGGAGAAGACGCGCATCGGAACCAGAACCGGTTTCTCGCACGCGGTAAGCGCGTGCATGGTGGTGGCGTTGATCAGGTTCGAGAACAGTTTCCCGAGTCCCTTTGAGAATGGCGTGGCACTAAGCCCGACGACCGCCGCCTTACAGGTTTTGATGTACTCGGTCCAGACCTTGATCTGAGTATGGCATTCGTCGACGATAATCACGTTCGCCGCTGGCCATTGATTGCGCGCCGCGAGGGTCATCGCGCTCGCAATCTGAAACGGGTAGTTATTTCCGCGCCAATGATCGGCCTGAATGATGCCGTGCTCGGTCAAGCCATAACTGTCAGCCACGGCGGAGGTCTGATTGATCAGCGTGGTGCGGTCACAGATGAACAGGGCCCGCTTGCCCTTCAACAGGGCTTCATGGGCGATACGCAAGCCCAGGTAGGTCTTGCCGGCTCCGGTAGGTGCCATGATGACCTGATTCTTGTGGCCGGCCGCATAGCCTGCTCGCAGTGCATCATGTGCGGCGACCTGGAATTCGCGAGGGTCGGGAAACGTCGCATTCGCGTAATCCGGCACACCGCTGTTGAACATATCCCTCATGCTGCGGCGCGCCCTTGCTCAAGCTTCTTCACCTGCCGCTGCAGGGACCTGATCATGCGAATCTGCTCGTTGATCGTGTTCTGCTTACCGTCGTTCTGCGACTTCAGGACACGATTCAGTTCGCGGAGTTGTTTTACTTCTGCCAGAGCAGCGGCAATTTTGTCATCCGACTCGGCCCACCGGCGCAGCGCGTCAATGTCGGCTGCCTCGTCATCAAGCGACTTTTGCATCTCTTCTTTGGATGGGCCATAGCTTTCCGGATCGCCTTCAACGTCGGGGTGCGGCGGTGTGTCAGCCAGCTTGAGCGCCGGCCGGGGCGGCTCATCGCGGGGAGTCTCGGGCGCTTTTGGCTTTGGCGGTTCGACTGTCTTGGCCGCGGCGTTGATCGACATTTCGCCGGCGCGCACCTTCTGAATGACTTCTGGCGCCGCCTTTTCGATGATCTTTTCGACCTTGCGCACGGTATTTCGACCCACGCCAGCCATTTTCGCCAAAGCGTCATCAGTGCGAATTCCCCGTTCGTCCGAAATGGGACGAACGGGAGAATTGCTCTGTTTCAACGTCCCGACTTGCCGCTCTTTAGCTCGCTGCGCGAGCAATGGCTTCAGCTTGAGAACGTAGGCGGCGCGGCTGAAGTCGGTTGTGTTGCGCTTGCCGAGCTGGTTCTCGATCATCCATATCTTGGCGTCAGCCTTCGTCTTCAAGCCGGCTTTCTCGAACGTCTGGAACTCAATGCCGTGTTTCAGACAAATTTCATACCGGTTGTGCCCGTCCAGCAGATAACCGCCCCAGACCACTAGCGGATCACGGCAGCCGTCTTGCAATATGCTCGCTTCCAGGAGCGAATATTCTTCGGATGACAGCGGGTCGATCCATACGCGCAGTTCTTCGTCGATCGTTAATTGCGGAAGATTTGAATTGTTCATGCCCGGATCCTCAACATTCAAAACGGCTCTTGCGGATTGAATGGGGCCCAAGCCAGTGCGTACCGGCCCATGAACGGAGAAAGCATTGAAGAAGCGATCTTGCCTATGCGCTGCACATCGTCCACTGAGAGCGTGACCGCTGATTCGATTGGGTCATCATCGTCCATGCACCATGTAAAGCTTGTTCTGTGAAGCATCGCATTCAACAGGCCAGACAGCGAGTATTCGTAGAGCGGCAACGCCCCGTTCTTGCGCGCAAAAACTATCTGGGGCTCGCTGCCCCCAGATAGTTGCAAGAACACGTTCAACGCATCGCCTTGGGCCGTAGTGAAGAACGCGATGTGAAACCCAGGATTGGCGGCGACCTTCACTTCTTTGTTTTTTTCTTTGTTCATCAAGCACTCCACAAATCGAAACGCCGGAACAGGCGCAAAATGGTTTGGCCCCGAATCAGGCCGTGGTTATAGGCAAACATCACAAGTCGCTTCAGCGGTGTCCGCATCGAGCTGCGGTGGTGGGCGGTGTAATCACTGTTCCTCCTGCGAAATTGACTTGATATAGATCAAACTTTGAAATTTGGGCGATGGATGGCCGCAGTCGTTGCTTTCGCCGATTTCAGGGCGCTGCTACATAGCTTGGGAGAGGAATTGGCACCCCGTTTTTGTCGAACCATTCGGGGTGTGCTACGCGAAGCAACTGCATACGCGCCTTCGGAATGCCGTTGTCCCGCCATTCAGATACAGAGGGCGGCTCAATCTCGAAATACTTCGCAGCACTGGTCGTTCCACCGAGTCGGGCGATCAGTGTGTTGGCAGAGGTTTGTTTGTCCATTCCCTAATTTTAGGTGCACCTAATGAATCCCGCAAGGAATATTTTTAGGCACACCTAAACATAACAGTGTTAGGATTACCTAAACAAACATTAGGGGGGCCTTATGAGCTGGAATAAAAGACTGCAGGAAGCCAGGATCGCCGCCGGGATCACAAAAATGGAACTGGCGAGACAGGCGAAAGTTTCGGCGCCCACTGTTACCGACTGGGAAAGCGGGGAAATCAAAAAGATGGACGGCGAGAATCTGCTACGGGTTTGCTCGGCCCTCGGCATTGCGCCTGAATGGTTAATGTTCGGAGCAGCCGACGAAACTGCGACGAAGGAGGCCAATGCAATCGCTGCCGCCATATTGAGACTTAAGGATCCAGCTCAGCGTGACGCAATCCTTACGCAACTGAAGGCCTTTGGCGTTATGGGTAAATAGGGAGAGGAACATGGAGAAAACCAAATATGACGCTAAGCTCGAAATGTTTTTGGCATCTCAAGAAAAAGAACGTTACCGAAGAGCTTTAGCTGAAAATCTAGAACTAATGCAGTCGAACGAGCTGCAAGAAGTCCATAAATTAATCGAGACAGATCCGATACAGTTTGCGCAGTTCCTTTGTTGCGCCGTTCTCGGCAATGAGTCTGGCTCTCCCAACCCATTTTCAATTACTAGTGATGGAAAGCGCGTGTCTGAGTGGTGGGAATGCGCACGCTACCGAGAGATCGCCGAAATTGTTCTAAAGTACATTAATGAAATAGACGTTTTCGATGATGCTCAGGAATTCCATTCATTAAAGGAATATATTGCTAAAGGCTTCTATATAAAGTCAGGCCTGCACCCATATCTTCCAAGCTTTGTTGATCCGCGGCCAGAGTTCGTCACCCAAACGTTCTTTTCGAAGTTTGAGGAGGACTTTGGATCGGCCGTGCGCTATGTATGTAACTTCTTCACAGAAGGAATGCCGCTTTATCGAAAATCAGAGACAGATGAATCTTATACTCCAGTACTTTTTTCGGAGGAGGAATACATTTTCCTCAAAGTTAAAGGCGCTCATTATGACGGCGGCCCCGAATTCCGTTTTCCTTGGTGGGCAAACGAGTTTTATATAAAAAAATCTCACATGACTGCATATGGAGTCTTCTTTCATGGCAAAGATCCAAAACCACATGAAGTAGAAATTTTAAAAGCTGCATTCCAGCAATATATTGGTGTACAGGAGTTTATAGGCGAACAAAAGCACGTCGAAAACGCTCCGATTATGCAACATAGAACCAGAATGATCGAACTCGCTGAACGAGTAGTTGAACGATATTACGGAATCACTTTTGACATTAATGACCGTGACACATGGCCGCGTCAGAGAGATGTAGTGGAATGGCTGCACACCGAGTTCGACATATCCGGACGAGTTGGAGAAGCCATTGATATGCTTGTCCGTCCGGATAGTATTAGACGCAACTAGCCTTAACCCACCCTGAGGGTACTACGCCTTACCCTTAGGGCACCTCAACCTAAGTAACGCCTTTATTTATACTAGGTTCCCTCAGGCCTCCCTCATGGCAACGAATGTTGCCTTTACCCTACCCTCACACTCTATATTGAACTACAGCGTGATTTAACAGCGTCACGGCAGTTGCGACATAGATCATACGAAGTACCTATGTACTAACTTTGCCCATTATATTAGGTGCACCTAAAATATAGTTTGACTTCTATATTAGGTACACCTAATATTTGGGTGTGGCGGCAACGTTCAATTCGAATAACAGGAGAAAAAATGCAACAGGTAAGTGAGAGGAAAGACGCCACCGCGACAGGCACCCAACGGGTCGATCGGCAGGATCTGATAGATGAAAAGCTCGTGGCCGCAACTGCCATTATCGATTGCGTTCGCGTTTTAACCGCCTTGGAGCGCTCCGAATCTGGGTTCGCCGATGGACACCGCATTCGGGATAAGAGCATGCCTGTCGCCTTGGCGCATGCAATGGAGCTTCTCGGCGAGGTTCAAACCATGTCCGAAGAGACCTTCAAGCATACCCCTGTCGACAAGTCCGCAAAAATCGTTATGCCTGCGGCCGCCATGCGGAACAACATGAGCTTGGGCGACTACCTGAAAGCAAACGGACTGTCGCAGGCAAGCTTCGGGCTGATGGTTGTGCCATCGGCATCACCGAGCCTGGTTAGCCAATGGTGCCAGGGTGTGACTCGCATCACGCTCGACTACGCGCTCCAAATCTACCAAATCAGCAACTACCAGGTAACACCCAAAGATTGCCTCGACATGTACGTCGGGCCAAACCAATCGACCGACTGATTCAAACCGGCCGTCAAGGTGTTTGCACCACCAAGACGGCCACCATTCATAACCTTGGGAGTTGATTTCATGGCTGCGAAAAATAGTACCACCGAAAGCACGAAAAAAGAAAGCGTCGTCGATCAAAAGCAAGAGACGGATCAGGAGAACCACCATCTGCTGCCTCTGTGCTCGCACTTCGATCTCGATGCGCTGGATGGTCAATCCGCGCTGATTCAGCGCGCCGGCCGCGATCTTGAGCACGCTTATCAAGCGGCATCCACTATCGACACGATCGCTGAGCTGCTTCTCAAGAACGACATTTCCAAAGACTTTAGAGAGGATGTTTTCACCCCAGCTGAAGAAGGCGCTCTGATGCAGGCGCTAATCCTGGTGGCCAGAGGTCTTGCCGTTTCTCTCGAAGATACCGCCAGCTTCTTTTCCGATAACCTCAGCCCCAAGCAAGGCGGTGCGAAATGAAAGCCACAACGCCTATGCAGCCGGCCGCCTCAAGCGTATCGGTGCAGCTTGATTATGCTGCCATCCTCGCTGTTCCCGACGCCCAGGTTCCTGCGTATGCGGAGCAGAAGGCGGCGCAGCTGGCCGTGATTTCGGGATTAATTTCGGATCAGACCGCAGGCTTTACGATCGAACTGAGTGATGCCGACATGCATGCGCTGACGTCGTTGGCGTCCGAAATGGCTTGTCTCACCGCGGGGCTTGTCGGTGCAATTGCCGGCTCTGCAGGGAACACAGCGAAAGGCGGTGCGTGATGGCTAAGGCGCTCAACACTGAAGAAAACAGCGGACTGACACGCGGGGATGTCATCCGGATGGATGCCAAACGATCATTACGATTCAACCGCGAATTGTTGGTACTGGCTGATGCCATTGAATCGCTGGCGGCAGCAGTCCCGCTGTTCATCAATATTGCCACATCACCCGGTGGAATGGACCCGCGCTCAACCGTGACAGCGTTTATAGCGCTGATGGATAAGCAGATGGGCGTCCTGCTTTCCATGATCAACGCCGAAGAGCATCTGAATGACGACCAGCGGGAGGCCGCCGATGAATAAGGATGCTTCCAAACCAACACGCGGATCGCGTAAAGCAGCATCTGTCGCTACCCCGACATTGCAAATTGTTCCAGGTGATCCCAAGTCCTTCGACGACCTAACCGCGAGTGAGATAAGAATGCTTCGAGCGTTCAGAAAGGTCAGCGACGAATGCCAAGACCATATCACCGAGACCTTGGAGCTTGTCGCAAAAACGCAGCTTCTCATGCGCCCGGCACCAAAAGCATCGGCACTTCGCCTTGTTTCGAACGGGGGATCGCAATGAGCCAACGCGATGAAAACGCCGCATCTGAACTGCGCTGCATTCTGGGCGGGCTTGGCCAGGATGCCGATAAGGTAGCAAGGAACCTGCTTGAAGTGGCGCTTCTGGCTGAATTTCGGAAGGTCGACAGGTCCACTCAAGAAACGACTGTACGATTCTTGGCGTCCTGTGCAGAGGATGAACTTCTAAGGGCGGAAAGGCCTGCTCTTCGTCTCGTTTCGAGCAGGAGGCGACCATGATGCGGCTGCTTTTCAATCCGAACGACTGGCTGGCGCAGCGCCCTGCCCTCTGCCTGTTTCTGCTGTTCGTTCTTTGGCTGAGCACAGGGATGATGACCGATGTTTGACATTAACTTCAAACACGATTCCCTGCCCATCGATGACGCGGATCTGCTCGCCGTCATCGATGCGCTCAAGCCTTATGCAGACCGCTCCGGACCGCAGCTGCCCGAGCACATGCTGCTACTGTCGAAGATGGTTTTCCGCATTTACCTGTTGCAGCATCAAGTCGAAGAATTGCGCCGCGCACCGAAGGGAGCCGATCAATGAACAAGCCAACTGTTCTCGAAATGTTGTCCATGATGGAACGCCCGCCCATGCTCCAGCAGCGACCGGCGCCGCCTGAGGTGTCTGCGCTTTACACCGATGCGCAACTCTATAAATTGGTCGTCGCGCAGGCGCTTACCTATGGCATGGCCAGCACGAAAGCCGAGTTCGATGAAATGGTGCGCAATTCGGGGAATCTGCCCGGCGCGAATGAGCTGATCGCGTTCCGCACTCTTCGCCCAGGCTGCAAGGCATGGCGCCACGGGAAGAGCATGATCTGCGATTGCGGCGCGCACTGGCGTGCTGATGACGCCAATCCACCCAAGTGCATGGTGATGCCATGAGCGGCGACGATACCGACGATTATCTTGAAGCGAATCCGCATTCCGAGTGCGCACTGTTCATGGACTGGTTTCATACAGTATGCGGATGGGAGAAAGTGACCCCCACACCGCAGGAGTTGGCCGATGCGCGCGCCGGCTGGTATCCAGGCCAAGCACCGCGAACTGCGGTGGATTCGATGCTTCGAAAGCGGAAGAGTGAGGCGGCCGAATGATCATCGTTCCCCGCCTTATCCGGTACCGGGACGCCCCCGGCTATCTCGGCATGGACAAAAATCGCTTCGACAGAGAAGTGCGTCCGAAACTGACGGAAATCCCGATCGGCGTCCAGGGCGTCGCGTTCGATCGGCTTGACTTGGATGCATGGGTGGAAGATTATAAAACCTGCAACGGGCGTCCAAGTCGCAAATCTGGAGCACAAGAATGCGAACAAGGACAAAAGGAATCCAGGCTGCCAGCGACGGCAGCAAGGTCGTCAACAAGCAGTACCGGGGAAGGCGAATTTTCGAACGACTCGGCCGGGTCAGCCAGGAGGAAGCGGAAATCTGGCTCCGGAAACAGCAAGACAGGATCGACGGTGAAATCGAAATTGAAGGCAACCCTCGACGCCTGTTCTGCGATGCGGCTAAAAAGTACCTCTTAGAATGCGAGCGAAAGAAGGTCCGGTCGCTGGACGTGATTATCTATCACGTCTCCCTGCTCCTGCCGTACGTGGGGACAAAGCCGCTGGAGATAGTCCACTCCGGTTCGTTCGAGTCGTTTATCGAGGATCGGATGGAAGACGACAAGGTGTCGCCGACGACGATCAATCGCACGCTGGAGGTAGCAAGAACCATCCTTAACCGGGCTGCGCGCGTGTGGCGCGGCGAAGATGGCAAGGCATGGCTCGGAGCGGCGCCGATGATCGAAATGATGGACGAGAATCGGCGGCAGCCCTATCCGATTTCATGGGAAGAACAGCGGCAGTTATTTGCGCAACTGCCGCCACACATCGAGCGCCCGGCGCTGTTTGCCATCAATACCGGCGCGCGCGATGACAATGTGTGCGGCCTGCGGTGGCAGTGGGAGCGGCGCATCCCGGAGTTGGGGCGCAGCGTGTTCGTGATCCCTGCGGAGGAATACAAGGGGAAACGGCCGCACGTCCTGATTCTGAACGATGTCGCAATGAGCGTGGTGGAGTCGTGCCGCGGCAAGCATCAGGATTATGTTTTCACGTATTCCGATGCCGCGCGCGGACTGGAGCCGTACCGGATGGACACCATGAACAATACGGCCTATCAGAATGCGCGGAAGCGGGCCAAGCTGACTCAGGTGCGCATCCACGACTTTCGCCACACCTTTGCGCAGCGGCTGCGGGATGCCGGGGTTGCTGAAGAAGATCGCGCGGTGTTGCTCGGACACGCGACCGACAGCATGCCGAAGCACTATGCAACGCCCACGGTGGCGCGATTGGTGGAGCTGGCCAACCGCGTTCAGCAGACCAGGGACGCGACGACGCTGCTGCGGGTTGTAAATGCGTAAGGGAAAAGTCGCGCAGAAAGTCGCGCAGAAAGAACAAGGGCCTACCGTGTATCAGACGGTAAGCCCTTGATTTTACTACCGGTATTACTGGTGCGGCTGGCAGGAATCGAACCCACGACCCCTTGGTTCGTAGCCAAGTAGTCAGGGAAATTTACTTTATTAATCAGCTACTTGCCAACGCCCGTTGCGCGAGTATTGCAGAACGAATCAGCACAGATCAGAACGGAGTCGCGCAAAAGTCGCGCAAAACCGATGGCATTACTTCGCGATTGCAAACCCCTTGATTGCCCATCCAATCGGGGTAAACATCGTGGGGTCGGGGTGTTCCTTCGCCGGAAGCCACTGCTTTAGATCGTGGTGAAAGGTACGGCCTTTATTAATCGCCCACCCCGTGGATGTCGGAACGTATTCTAATTCAACCCGTTCAAGAAACGTCCAAGGTATTCCTGATGCAGCTTCAGCCTCTTCCGTCGAGGCATACCGCCCCGATACGCCTGACTGTAATTCAATAACAACTATGGCAATAGTCGGGGTAAGTAAAGAATCGGTTTTTTTAACATCCCACTTTGCGCTAGCAAGGCGAGCCTGTACTTTTGTCCAGGCATCCTTCTGAAATGTTTGCCGAACAACGATCATTGCCGAGGATGCTTGCGCCGCAAACGCTTCTGCATTTTTGGCAAATTGCTCAGGAGTTTGTGCATACCCAAAGATTGCACTAAATCCCAGAACGAGACTAAGAGCCAACTTTCTCATGTTATCTCCATATTTAGCAGTAAGGCATTTGTTTTATTGCAATGTAAAGTTT